CGTCTAAATCTGTTGTACCTGTTGGAGTGAATTGTGCGAAACCTGAAGTTGGAGAATATGTTTCCACATCTACACTTAAGTAAATTACACCATTCTCATCACAGATGTCTTGGTATCCAAGACCGTTTGCTGAGTTAAATGCTTTTGCACCGTATTCAACAATACCTTTACCATATTTTTGTGTTACCACGTTGAAAGGTAATGAAGCTCCAGCCTTAACTTTAGCAGATGTAATCTGTAAAGAAGCTAAGAATTCTTCTGTATCCATTTCGTTACCGTCTGGACCAGCTAATTTACCTTGACCTGGTTTAGAGAAACCTGTCAACTTAAGAATCACACTAGATGATGGAGTTGAACCTGAAGTCAAAGTTACTGGAGAACTCTCAACACCACTTGCGAAAGTAACGATAGATGTACCAGTTAAAGAGATAGTACTAACTTCTCCTTTAGAGTAGTCGAACAATCCTTGATCTGCGTCATCTCCACCTTCGTAGAATCTGTCATATAAACTTGTAGCTCCTGTGTAACCTTCGTTAGGGTTAGTTGAATTTGATGGATAACCATATGGAGAATAATGTGCTCCTGAATTTCTTTCCTGAATTTTAGGAATGAAATAGAATAATTTACCAATTGGTAAATTCATAGCTTGTACAGACACGATGTCGTTAGCTAATAATTTAGAGAATACACGACGGATAATTGGGAAAACTACAGTCTCGAAAGAACCAGACGCATCAGCTACAGCTGCTTCGTTGATTAAGTGTGACGCTTGGTTTTCATACAATTGCGCGATGTTATCTTTTTGATGACCGTCAAGACCTTCTAAGAATCCTAACTCATCCCATTTTTTGATGGTATCTTCTTTGATAACTCTTAGGTGTTTTAACCCGATGTTACCTACCATACCTGATTCTAATAATGCTCCCATTTTTGAATATTTGTTTTTTGGTTTTTATTTTTATTTATTATTTTACTTTTCTCATCAATTCTTTCATTCTTGAAAATTGTGGATTTTCGTAAGCTTTCGCTTCGGCCAAAACTTCTTGAGATGAAGATGATGAAGGTGTGTTAGAGATTTTCTCAACTACAGATTCAGTTACAGTTGTTTTAGTACCTAATTCTGATTTTATTGTACTGAATAAGTTTTTAGACTCATTCATTGTCGAAACTGAATCAAATCTCTTTAATATGTTCAATTTCTCTTGTTTTGTTGTAGAATGTTCTGTAAACAAACGAGTAGCGTAAGCTAAGTTTGCGTTGAATACTGCAACTTCATTTAGTTTATCCTTGAAAAGAACTAAAGCTTTCTTATACTCAGAATTTTGTTTCTTAAGTGTTTCAACTTCTTCATTCATTTCGTGACGACCCGCCTTATATTTCTTACCTTGGTTCGCTGGAGTTCTAACATCGTTACCGTAAGTTCTTGCAGCTTCGGTTGTTTCCATTTCAACTTCTTCGTCATCTGATTCCTCTTCTGACATTTCAACTTCTTCATCGTCTAACTCGATTTCGTAGATAGTTTCTTCACCTAATTCAGGATATTCCATAGACTCATCGTCCATATCTTCCTCTTCGGCAACTTCTTCTTCGTCTTCTGAATCAAGTTTAATGATGTATTCATCATCACCCAAGTCAACATTAACGTTATCACCATCTTTTTTTACCACAATACCATCTTCTGGTTTCATAGCTTTAAAGATTTTTAAAACTTCATCATCTGAAGCTCCGGTCATATCCATTACGTCTTCTTCTTCATCATCAAAAGACGGTTCACCGAACTCTTCTTCATCACCCATTGAAAATTCATCATCTTCAACTTCCGAATCCATAGAATCGATGTCTTTACTTGGATCATCATTATCAAGGTCGTCCACATTTTCAGAATCTTCATCTTCACCTTCTTCATCGTCGGCTACTGGTTGTTCTGACATATCGTCTGCTACCTCTTCTTTAGAATCAACTGAATCATCCCCATCAAGGTCTAATTCGTCATTCTCTTCTTCTGACTCTTTAAGCAAATCATTTAGTTCTTGTTTCATAGTTGAAGCAAGTATACCTTTTGCATTTTGCTTTACGGCTTCTTCAAGTGTTTGAACCTGAAGTAACGCTTGTTCTAA